CACTGATGGTGGGGCTTACCGAAAAGGACATGGAAGCGGAAATCCGCACCTATGACCTTAAAGAGTATTATTACCCCACACTTTTTCCGCTCAAAGAAACAAATTCTTTGACGTGGAAAGTGCTTGAAGCGCAAACGGGCTTAAAGATTGCCGCCGACCTGACGGCAAGGGGTTCAAGCATCCCCAAAAAGACCCGTGACGCAATAGCACGGATTCAGGGCGACATCCCCAAAATCACCATTTCGCGTGAAAAACTTGAAGATGAACTTACCGAATACGACATCATGGTTGCGATGGCATCCGGCAATGCCGACCTTATCGCACTTGTCGAGTTTTGGGCAGAGGACACCAAGTTTTGTTGGGATGGCGTTGCCGCCCGCCTTGAATGGATTGCGCTCAAACAAATTTCGTGCGGTGGCAAGCTCAAAATCACCAACTCCAACAATGCCACCGTTGTGACCGAATACGATTGCGACTACCTGATTCCCGCAGAGCAGAAAATCGGTGTCGCAACATCTTACACCACCGGAACGTCGGGCAAGCCTTTCACAAAAGACATCCCCCGCGCCCTGAAAATCGGTCGCACACTCTATGGGGCAAAGTACAAGTTCGCGTTTATGAACGTGGAAACCTTTGAAAAACTTGCATCGCAAGAAGAGGTTTACAAGCGTTGCGCAACCCTTGTGCAGAACCTGACCGACACCAACGACGCGCCGAACTTGCAGACGGTTAACGCCTATCTTGCGAAGCGCACCGAAACTTTCCGTGGCTTGCAGATAATCGTGATTGACCAAGACATCACGGTTGAACTTGCCGACGGCACACGCATCACGGGCAACCCCTTTGAAGATGATGTGATTCTTTTCTCCGAAAGCAAGGTACTTGGCACAACCTTTTGGAAGAAGCCCATCGAAGCAAAGAAACGCCCCGGCAGCGTAGCCGAAAAGGTTATGCACGGTCACACCCTTGTTCAGAAGTATTCCGACGACGCAACCCCCGTCAAGGAAGTGACCGAGGGCATCGCCAACGCATTCCCCGCGTGGAAACTTTCGGGTCGTTCCGTCCTGATGCAGATAAACGCTACATCATGGACTAAAAACTAACATCGACCGCCGGGGTTGATTCCCTGATGATTCCCCGGCGGTTATAACAAGATTTTCGACATGGTAAAGACCAACAAAGAATATTTGTCAATGAGTTTGGGCAACCTGAACGTGTCCGACACCGACATTGACGTGATACTACTTAAAGCCGGGATGGACGCGGATGCACCCGCCAATGTCGCAGCTTGTGACCTTGCCGCATACAACCGTGTGTCGGTTGTCCTTGCGTCGATGACGCAGAATGTTTCCGAGGGCGGTTATTCGATTTCGTGGAACATGGACGGGGTCAAATTGTGGTACAACGCCATTTGCCGGGAACTTGGCAAAGAAAACGTGTTGGAAGCGAAACCGAAAATTCGTAACCGTTCAAACTTTTGGTGATATGGCAATCGTGAAGCAATATCCGCATTACCTTTTCATCGAGGTTGCCGACCCATCCATTCAGGATGAACAAGGTAATGTGTCGGTATCGAAAGTGTCGCGCAAATTCCTTTCGATGTGCCGTGAAGAATCGGACGGACGCGGGGCGGAATATCAGGTTGCGGGCGGTGAATACCACAAAGCCACATCCCTGATTCAATGCCCCAAATCTTGCCCGAAAGTCAGCATCGGCACAAAGGTGGTAATTGCAAACGACCGGGATTGCGAAAGTGTCCGAATCGAGGGCGTTTGCCTGAACTTTGACCCCGCACAACTTCATTGTCGGCTATGGCTATAAAACCGAATTTCACCCGTTCCGACGTGCAAAAGCGACTTGACGCATTTTTGGAAATGGTCAAGAAGAAGCAAATCGCACGTTTGCAAAGGTTGGGTGAAATGTGCCTGATTGAAGCCCGAAACAATAAGGGCTATATGATGCAGACCGGGGCGTTGCTTTCATCAACGGGTTACACAATCTTTGTTGATGGTGTTGCGCTTCATTCCCAATTTGACGCGGCAAGCGGCGCGGAATCCAACGCGGCGCAAAACGGTATCAAGGCGGGTCAGGCTCTTGCGGAAAAGGTCGGCAAGGAAACAAAGGGCGTTGCCCTTGTAGTGGTCGCCGGAATGAATTATGCGGCATACGTCGAAGCGAAAGGATATAACGTGCTATCGAGTGCCGAACATCTTGCACAACGGGAATTGCCCCGGATGTTAGAAAAACTTATCAGCAACATTAAAGCGGCAGCAGAATGAAAGACAACTTGAAAACCCCAATTGATACGGACGGCATCTTATTTCGGTTGCTCAACGGGAAAACGACCATCAAAGGTGGTGTTTACGTTGGTGATTCCCGCCCCGAAGATTCAACCGAAGAAGATATTGTTGTGAACACAATCGACCTTGAAGCGGACGCATTGCCCCAAATCGGCACGTCCAACATCAACGTCTATGTGCCTGACGTGTCAATGAACATCAAAGGGAAAATGCAAGTGTCAGCAAACCGCCCCCGCTTGAATGAGTTAACCCATGAAGTCTTGAAAATTGTTCGTGAAACCATCTTGCCGGGAATGAAAGCCAATCCCAAATCGGCAACCATCATGTATGAACCGACGTGCAAGCAACACTTTATGAACATTCGGATTGATTGGAATATCCAAACGACTTAATTTCAGCAACAAACATGGCAACAACCAATAAAACCAACCTTATCACGTTGGGTCTTTGCGAAATTCAGGTGGGCGCACCCGCGCCGTCCGGCATAATGCCCGCACAGCTCGCAAAGATTGGCAAGACCTATAAGGACACCGCCAAGATTGCGCAGGATTCATCCGATGTGACCGAACACTTTGAGGAAGGAAAAGCCGCCCCCGAAGTGCGCCGCAAATCGCGCAAAATCCCAACCCTGACATTCTCAATCATGGATGCGTCCGTGCAAGACCTGATTGACTATGTGGGCGGCGAAAATGTCGGCACGGAAGCTAAACCCGCATGGGGTTACGACGGTAACGAAGTGGTCGCAAACAAGGCAATCAAGGTTATCACCGAACAAGGGCTTGACTTCGAGATTCCCAACGGTGACATCGAAGCTGTTATCAATGCCGACCTTACGGCATCCGGCATTTTCCTTGTTGACTTCACCGTTACGCCAATGGCGGTTTCATCCGGCAAGGCGTTACGCGGCATCCCCCACGAATAACAACGGGGAAGCGCAAGAACCAATCGACACGCCCCCGGAGAGTGCAAACACCCTTTGGGGGCGTTTTTCCCTTAATTCCCACATGGCAAATGGAAGAAGTAAATAAAACACCCCTTGAAAAAGAAAAAGCCGAATTGAACGCCCTTATTCGCAAGGGTGTATCGTTTGAGGTCAAGGACACCGAGGTTGTGACTGAAAAACGGTTTTTCGGGCTTATCCGCAAACGTCGGCTTGTCGAGGTGACACGCAAGTTCACCATCGAAGAACCGACCCTTTCCACCCTTGACCGTCTTTCAGCCGAATGGATAGAATTAACCATTGATGAAGCGGCGTTGAAATCCGACGATGCAATGGTCAAAGCCCGCACAATGGCGCATGAACATTCAATTCGTTGCGCCCGCATTGTGGCAATCGCCGTTCTTGGCGTTGACCGCCTGAAATGCAGTATCAAGGGCGGTTTCCCGCATTGGGTCGAGGACACCGAGAAGTTAAACAAACTGACCGAACTTTTCGCCCGGCAAATCAAGCCGTCGCGATTGCACCAATTCGCCGTGTTGGTCAATTCAATGTCCAATATGGGGGATTTTATGAACTCTATTCGATTGATGTCAACAATCGACCGCACGACAACGCCGATTCGGATAGAGGGAAACAAAGGGGTCTAAATAGCCCGCACGGTCGCCGGGGTGCGTTGTGTGCGCATTTCGGGTGGACTTATGACTACTTGATGAATGGCGTTGCGTGGGGGCTTGTCGAAAGAATGATGATTGACGCACCGAGTTACGACACCGATTCCAACCCGGACGTTCAGGAAATCGCCCTTTCGGAGAGCAACCAAGAACAAGTTTTGAATTATGTTAATTCGATGATGTAAAATGGCAGATATTGACGGCGGCGGATTGTCCTTTACGTCCGACATGGACAATGCGCAACTTGAAGCAGCTATTCAAGAAACCTTGCGCCGTGTGCAAGGCTTATCCGACGGCATGGTTGGTGTCGGTGATACCGTTGACAAGACGGTTGCCGAAATCGGCACAATGCTTGGAAAAATCGGTGAAGAATGCGAAAAGCAAGAAACGGCGATTTGGAAACTTGAAGATGAATTTGAAGCCCTGAAACAACTTTCATCACAAGAATGGGAGAAGAACGGGTGGTCGGCAGAATATAAAGCCTTAAAAGAGAAGCAAAAGGCGATTCAAGGCGAAATTGCGACACGCAAGCAGCTTTTGAACGAATTGCGGAATCAGTCAAGCGAACTTGACGATGCCCGCGATGCCATGCTTGCCGAACAAAAGGCGGTTGAGGAAAACGCAAAGTCGCAAACATCTTTGCGAACCCGGTTGCGCGAACTCAAAATGGAAATGGTCGAGATGGAAGCCGCCGGGCAACGTAACACGGCACGTTATCGGGAAGTGCGGGCAGAAGTCGCCGCCCTGACTGATGCGTGGGGTGACGCGCAAGCGCAAGCAAACATCCTTGCCAACGATGATGCCGGATTCGCGGGTGTTATGTCAGGTCTTACGGGCTTGACGGGCGGTTTTTCCGCCGTTGCTGGCATGGCTGGTCTATTCGGTGAGGAATCCGAGAATTTGCAACAAATCATGTTGAAAACGCAGTCGATTATGGCGGTGACAAATGGTTTGATGCAAGTGTCGCAAGCCTTGAACAAAGATTCCGCATTTATGCTTGGCACGGTCGGTCGCCTCAAAGAGTGGTGGAACGGGCTTCTTGAAGTCGGACGCAATGCACAAGTCGCCGAAACCGCCGCGATTGAATCCAACACCGCCGCCCAAGCCGAAAACGCAACGGCAACCGGGGTGAATGCCGCCGCCGATGAAGCGAGTGCCGCCGCGAACCGGGCAAATGCCGCCGCCCGTGGTCAGGCAACCGCCGCGACCACCGCAAACACGGCGGTTCAGGGGGCAAACACCGCCGCGACCGGGGCGCAAGCCGCATCCGCAACGGCGGGAACAGCGGCAAACATCGGTCTTGCCGGGGCTTTCCGCATGGTTGGCGCGGCAATCAAATCAATTCCCGTGTTCGGGTGGATTCTTGCCGGAATTTCCGCCCTTATCGGCTTATATAGTCACTTTTCAAGCAAAGCCGCCGAAGCGAAAAAGGCACAAGAAGAATTTTCAAAAGCCCTTGTCGAAAATTGTTACAAACCCATCGGTAAGATTGAAGAACTTTCCGCCGCATGGTCGGCGTTGGGCGACAATATCGAAGCCAAAGAAGCATTCATTCGCAAGAACAAGCAAGCCTTTGATGAATTGGGCGTTTCGATAGACGGTGTGACCGCCGCCGAAAATGTCCTTGTCAACAATAAGCAAGCATTCATTAACGCCCAAATCGAAAAGGCGAAAGCCCTTGCATATATCGAAATGGGCATGGCGAAATTGAAACAAGCCTTGCAGAACCGTGAGGATGCCGAAAACGTGTCCTTGAATTGGATTGAAAAGTTGTTTTCCTATGGTGGCGCGGGCGCAAAAATGTTGCGTGAAAAGCGCACCGAACTGACCAACGAAGCAATCGGATTGGAAAACGAAATGCGCGATTACTTTGAAAAGGCGCGTCAAGCCGAAGCATCCGGCGCACAAATTCTTTCCGATGCAATGATTGACACCAACGAAGTTGTCGCCGGGTCACTTGGCGACCTGAACCAACAAATCGCCGTAAAGCGTGAAGAACTTTTGAAATCCCTTGATGCCGACACTTACAAAAAAGTGATGGGCGAAATCGACGCATTGCAGAAGAAAGCCGATGCCATCACGGGAACGACCACCAACCGCAATGGTGGCGGGTCAGGAACAAAGACCGACCCATTCTTGGAAAAGTTGCAGAAGCGCAAAGCCGAATATCAACGCTTTTTGAAGTGGGTAAATTCCGGCGATTCCGTCCTTATCGCATCCGCCAATCAGGAATTTGCCGGGCTTCTTGAACAAGGGGCAACCTACATCGACTATTTGCGCAAGCAGCGTGACCAAATCTTGACGGTTGACATCGCCGCCCGAACAAAGGAGCAGAACAAGCAGTTGCGCACCCTGAACGACCAAATCGCCGAAGAAACGAAACGCACCGTTCTTGAACAATTCAATCAAGAGTTGTCCGAGCAACTGACCAATGCCAAATCGGTGATTGAAATGTTGAATATCATCGAGCGTCGCCGACAAGAACTTGCCAAAGACGGAACAGACATCGACAACGGCAAATCCGACATCTTGGATGATGCCGAAAAGGATGCCCGAAAACAAGCAAAGGAACAAACCGAAGCATTACTTGAAGAATTTGCGTCTTACACCGACAAACGCCGTGCCATTGAAGAACAATTCAACAAGGACATGGAATTGCTTAACCGCGCCCGCGCCGCCGCCACAACGGATGCAGACCGGGCAAGTGTCGATGCCGCTATTGCCAACCGTCGTCGTCAGCACGAAAAGGACACCGAGGGAACGGGCGATGCCAATTATGACAAGTTGGTTGAGCAATACACGGGTTATGAGCAGAAACGCGCCGCCATCTCTAAAAGGTACGATGAAGAACGCCGCGTTGCCCGTGAACACGGCGACCAAGAAATGCTTGCCCGCATCGCCGCCGCCGAACAAGAAGAACTTTCCAAGTTGTCGAATGAGATTTTGACCCAATCAGCCGATTGGCAACTTCTTTTCGGCAATTTAGAGGGCTTGACCACATCCACAATCGAGCGTCTTATTAAAGACATTGAAGCGCAAAAGATTCAGTTTTCGGGCGACTTCAACCCCGCCGACCTTGCCGCCATCAATGAGCAGCTTGAAAAGGCGCGTGAAGAAATCAACAAGCGCAACCCGTTCAAGGCGTTGGGTAATGCCTTTGAAGAATTACGCCGCCAAATTTCCGACAATAAGTTATTGTCGAATGACAATGACCCGTTCTTGGCAGAACTGAAAGCCAAAGAAGATGAATACAAGCAATATCAAAAATGGATTCAGTCGGGCGACAAAGATTTGATTGCGGGGTCAAAAGATGCCTTTGCCGGGCTTCTTGCACAAGGTGGCAATTATCTTGACTTCCTGAAACACAAGAAAGCTGAATTGCAAGGTAAAATCGACATGGGCGTTAACGTCGGAAATTCGATGCAAGTTATCGACGCATTGATTCGCAAGGTCGAATCCGGCAAGTCGGCGGGCGACCTGATGAAAGATGCGTTGAAAGATGTGTTTTCCAATGTCGGGTCAACTTTAAGCCTTGTTTCCGGCACTTTCGATTCGGTCGTGTCCGGCATGGGAAAGATGGGTGTCGCTATGGATGAAGAAACGTCCGCCATCCTGAATGACATCGGCGGCATTCTTTCCGGCGCATCGCAAGCCGCCGAGGGTATTGCATCCGGCAATCCCCTTGCCGTGATTCAAGGTTCAATTACCCTTTTATCATCGGCATTCGACTTGTTCAATTCCCGCGACCGCAAAGCCGAAAAATCCATCAAGAAGCACAAGGAACAAATCGACATTCTTTCAACCGCTTACAAGCAACTTGAATGGAACATCAACAAGGCTTTGGGTGGTGAAGTTTACAAGAATCAGCAAGCCGCCATCCGTAATATGCAACAACAACAAGCGCATCTTTACGGAATGATTAACGATGAACGGAGCAAGAAGAAAACCGACGACGGCAAAATTCGTGAATATCAAGAGCAGATTGCCGAACTTGACCGTTCAATTCAAGATATGCTTGATGATATTGCGAATGACCTTTTGCAGACCAACGCAAAGGACTTTTCTTCGCAGCTTTCCGAAAACCTTGTTGGGGCATTTGAAAAGGGCGAATCCGCCGCGAAAGCCTTTGAAGAAACCGTCAACGAAGTGTTGAAGAATGCCATCGTGAATCAGTTAAAGAAAAAGTTCCTTGAACAACAACTTCAAAGCGCACTTGACAACCTGACGGGTTCAATGGGCTATTGGAACGGCGATGATTTCGTGTTCGACGGACTGACCGATTCGGAGATTGCCGCATTCAAAGCAAAGGTTCAAGCCGCCGCCAACAACTTCAATCAGGCGTTGGGCATTTATTCGGACTTGTTCAAAGACCTTACCAATGAAGAAGATGCCGACACGTCGTTGACCGGGGCGGTCAAGGGTGTTTCCGAGGAAACCGCGTCACTTGTCGCCGGACAAATGAATGCCGTGCGAATCAACCAACTTGAAATCAAGGACATCTTGCGTCAACAACTTCTTGTCCTCAATACGATTGCCGCCAACACCGCTTTCAATAAGCATCTTGCCAAGATTGACCGCATCATCACAATTCTTGAAACCAACGGTGGCGATTCTTTGAGGTCGCAAGGGTTGGTGGCATAAAATAAAAGACTGAAAAAAGAAATGGAAAAAGGATTATCAAAAACGCTTGCCAAAGAAGCAAAGAAGAAAGGCATTTGCAAGGAATGGCACACCGCCTTGAAGTCGTTGACCGACCGAAAAGCGATGGTCGAAATGTACTTGCGCGGCATCGACTTTTGCTTAAAAAACGACTATCCGGCAAACGACTTCATAAAAGCGCATTTTGGCGACATCGCACCCCGGATGGGTGTGTTCGTCGATTCTGAAATCAGCGTCGAAAATAGCCCCAAATGCGTGTGTCTTGGGGCGACTTTCGGAATCATCAAGACCGATAATTTTAACGTCACCGAAATTTTCGCCAAACATCGCACGGAATTGAACGTGGTTGCCGCTGACAACGCCTTTGTGATGATTGACGTGTTCGATGAATCAGTTATCAACATCCACGCGCACGACCGGGCAAAAGTGTGTGTGAACAAATATGGCGACGGCGGGCGCGTCAACATCGTTGTCGAGGAAGCCGAAGCACAAGTGAAAATCCGGGTTAAAACTCAAAAAACTTATTAAGGAATGAACACCGAAAACAGCATCTTTCAAATGCCCTTTGATGAGAGTGACGGAGCGTTGACAGCTTACGACTATTCACCAAACCGCGCCGACGGCGTAGTGACGGGGGCGCACTTTGTCGCCGGAAAGAATGGCAACGCCATTTCCTTTGCCGGGAATGACATTTGCGAGGTGTCGAAAAACATCTTGCCGAATATGGGTGTGGATTTCACGATTCTTGCGTGGGTTCAGCCCGGACAACGATTCACGGGGTCGCCGTCTAAACTGATATGGCTTATCAACTTTGCCGGACTTGAAAACTTCATCGAATTTTCGTTTGAAGCAACGCCAGGGTCGTGGTTTTCCGTCGCCCTTGTCAAGCATGGCACGGTTTACGACTTCTTTGTGAACTCAACACTTATCAAGTCAGTAACAAAAGCGGGAACACCCACGGGCATTTCCTTGAACCAAGATTGTTATTCCGGCGATTATGGCTTTGGGCTTCTTGATGATGTCAAGATGTTCAATGTAGCCTTGTCGCAATCTGACCTGATGGATGAAATCGCCAACACAAAAGAAATCGCCTATCTTGTGGACGGCATCGACTTCAAGACATTCGGCGTGTATGTGTCAGGGTCGGACGGCATATTGAACCGCCCGAAACTCAAAACCCCCGCTTCAATGTCGTGGGATAATTACCACGGTGAAGCGGTTGACCTGATGCACAAGTTCTATGAACCCCGCGAAATCACCTTGTCGTGCTTCAAAAAGGCAGCTTCAAAGATTGACTTCATCACAGAACTTGCCGCCTTTGAACGTCAATTCGACAAGCAAGGCACACAACGTCTTGTTATTGACGTTCACCCGGTCAAACCGCTTGTTTACGAGGTCTATTGCAAAGACGCAATCGAAATCACCAAAGAATGGAATGACCAACTTATGGTCGGCACGTTCAAGTTAAAGTTGATTGAACCCGAACCCGTGAAGCGTGTGTTGAAGCATATCCGCGTCGGAGAAGCGACCAAGACTTGCACAATCAAACTGACCACCCGCAAATATGTGAACATCTATTGGGGCGACGGCACGGTTGATTATGACGTGTTTGGAACTGACAAGGTGATTTCCCATGCCTATGAAGCCAACGGCGATTATTTTCCGGTGGTGACGGGTTGCATCGACGAAATCAGCAAATTTGAAACCAACGCGATTGTCGTATGGGAGAAAATTTAATCATCATTAAACGCAACGGAAACCGTGTGCCGCTTCAATCGCGGCGCACGGCAACCGCCGTCACGTCCGCCCGGCAAAATTGGACGTTGAATGGGGATGATACGGTTGACATCACCGTTGAATCGCCGTTCCGCCAATCCTATGAAATCGGCGACAAGATAAGCATTTTCGGGCGTGATTACACCCTTAACCGCTTGTCGAAGCCGAAGAAAACCGGAATGCACGAATTTCAATATTCATTGCAGTTCGAGGGGGTGCAATACGACCTTTTGCGGGCGACCTACGACGTGACCATTGACACCACCAATAACACCTTGCAAGACGTTCAGGGCGATTCCCTGACGGGTGACTTGCGCCGTTTCCTGACGGTGCTTATTTCCAACGCAAACCGCGTGTTCCCCGGCAAATGGCGGTTGGGTGCGTGTCCCGACACCGCAAGCGATGTCACCTTGACTTTCGGCGAATCCGATAATTGCCTTTCGGTGCTTCAATCCCTGATGGGCAAATTCGATGAATCGCTTTTCTTTGACATTGCCGTTTCGGGAGGTGTCTATGTCCTGAATGTCCTTTCGGCAAGTCGGACATTGCCGTTCACCCTTGAATTTGGCAAGAATAAGGGGCTTTATATGTTGAGCCGCGACAATGTTTCATCCGCAAACATCGTGACCCGTCTTAAAGTCTATGGCAGCGCGTCGAACATCACATCAAAATATCGCGCCGACCGCCTTTGTTTGCCGGGCAAGTCAAAGGGGCAATCTTACATCGAGAAGCCCGAAGCGGTGGCGAAATATGGCATATTTGAGGGGCGCAAGCACTTCGACAACATCAAGCCGACATTCACGGGTCATGTTCAGGCGGTCGGGGATTCGGTCTTTGAATTTATCGACCCGTCAATTTCATTTGACCTGAACGCGAAAGATGCCAACGGCACGGTTTATTTGCTTGATGGTGTCGCCGCAAAGGTACATTTCAATTCGGGCAACCTTGCCGGATATGAATTTGAAATCGCGAAATATGACCATGCGACCCACAAAATCACCTTGCGCAAATTCACCGATGACCGGGGCGATGTGTTCCCATCTGAAACATCGGCAGCTTTCCAATTTGCCCCCGGCAACGAATATAAGATTTTGGACATCACTTTGCCCCCGGAACTGATAAGCAAGGCAGAAGCCGAACTTTTGGAATCCGGCACAAAGTATTATGACCAAAATTCACAACCCAAAGTGCAATATTCGGTCAGCGTCACAAAGGCTTATATCGAACAAAACTTTGCAACCGATTCCGGCATTGTCAATGTGTTTGTTCCGGGCGATTATGTGCCTATTAAAGACCCTGACATCGACGTGGACAAGGCAATTCGCATCAAGGCAATCACGCGCAACGTGCTTGACCCTTACGAATATAACTTGACCATTTCGGACACGGTGACAACCAACATCACCAACCGCGTGATTTCCGACATCATCAACATTGACAAGGTTTTGGAAATCAATAATCTTAAAGACCCCGCCCGCGCTCGCGCAAATTGGCGGTCAAGTCGCGAAGTGCTTGACATGGTGTTTGACCCAGAGGGGGATTATTACACCGACAAAATAAAGCCCAATTCGATTGACACACTTGCACTTTCGGTCGGTGCAAAGTCAATGCAATTCGGTTTGACAAACACCGTATTTGAACCCAACTACAACGGCGACCCCCGTTTGTTCAGGTGGAAAGGCGGAGTGCTGACCCATTACACAATAAACGAAGAATCGGCGGTGTCTTGGATTCTTGGCGATGGACAACAAACCCTTTCGCCGGACAATCAGGCATTTTATATTTATGCCCGATGCAACAAGTCAGGTCAGGACGGCACAATTCAAATAACATCGGTGCAACACAAGGTCAATGAAGATTCCAATTATTATTGGTTTTGGATTGGCGTTGTTAATTCGGTTGACCCTGACATCAAGGCACGTTCCGTTGCCCTGACTTATGGATTCACAATGATAAACGGGCGGTTCATCAAGACCGGGCGCATTGAATCCGCCGACGGTGAAACATACTTCGATTTGGACAATTCCGAAATCGGCGGTCGCATCGTGTTTAACTCCAACGGAGAGCAAAAGACCCTTGAAGAATTGGGCAATGAAGCCCTTGAAAGCAAGAATTTCATCAACAACACCTTGCCGGGGCTTCTTTCGGAAATCCAATCGCAGCTTGACGGCGTGATTGAACAATGGTTTTATGCCGTTGACCCGTCGCCACTGAATACATCCCCGGATGATGCCCCCAACGAACCCGCGAAAGAATGGGTTGAAGCAGACACGGAGAGCAACGCAACGACCGAGCGCGAAAAGCATTTGGGCGACTTGTATTATAACACCGCAACGGGCAAGGTTTGGCGATATGTAAAAGAACAATACTTTGTCGCACCGCCTTATCCCGGAGCAGTACCGGGGCGGCGTTTCCGTTATGTATGGGTTGAGTTGGAAGATACGGAATTGGCGCAAGCCTTGTCATTGGCGCAAGATGCCCTTGACGCGGCAAACTCCAAAGCCCGCATTTTCACGTCAACACCTTATCCCCCTTATTCGGTCGGCGACCTTTGGGTTCAGGGCGCAAGCGGTGACATTTTCCGATGCAAGAACGCCCGAAGTTCGGGTTCTTTCACATCAAGCGATTGGGAAAAGGCTTCTAAATACACCGATGATTCAGCGTTGAACAACTTTATCAATGGGAGTTACAACGACACTATCGACAACCTGACAACCCAAATCGACGGAAAGATTGAAACATGGTTTCAGGAGTCCGACCCGGCGACCACATGGACAACACCCGTTCTTAAAGAAAAGCATTGCGGTGATATGTGGTATAAACCATCTGCAAAGCAACTAAAATATTATAGGATTATCGCTTATGCCCTCAATCCGCAAACCGGGTTGCGGACACCGATATGCGAATGGACGCTTGTTCAGGATGAAAAAGCCATTGCAGCTTATGAAGCAGCGTCGAAAGCACAAGACACCGCCGACGGCAAACGTCAAGTGTTCGTTTCGACGCCTTACCCGCCTTATGACATCGGCGACCTTTGGGTTGACGGAAAGGAATTGCGCCGTTGTATCATCGCGAAAGCATCCGGGCAATCATATAGCGCCAACGATTGGGTCATTGCCGTGTACTATGACAATACCAAAACCACAATTGACGGCGGCATTGTCACATCCGGCACGATTCAGGTTGCGGGCGACAACAAAAGCATTCTTGCGGGCATCACCGGGCAAGGCACGGCGGCAACGTCGATTCGCTTTTGGGCGGGCGCATCCTTTGAGAATCGCACGACCGCGCCGTTCCGTGTTATGCAAGACGGTTCGGTTGTTATGACCAAAGCAACGGTCGAGGGTGTAATTAACGCCCTTTCCGGCTCAATCGGTGGGTTCAATATCTCAACCGGGCGAATCGGTTACGGTTCATCATCCGAACAAGACACAACACACGGGTTGGCATTGTTGCGTGATTTCATCCGTTTCTATAACGGCAACCAACGTGTGCTTCTCGGTTGCCTGAGTTCACTTGGGTATCCCTATTGCGGTTTGTTTGAACTCAACGGCGACATGGGAACGGCACTTGAAGTTCACCATAAGCATAAAAGCACCGCCGATGAACGAAACGAATATTGGTATCGCCCGAAAGCCCTTTCGGTGGTCGGGAATCAATTCAATGTCGGCAAGGTCGCAATGTTTGAAAAGGGCTACATCGGTCAGGCTTATACGGACATCATCGAATTGTGGATTGGCATAACTCACAAATATTATTTCACCGCTAACACAACATCAAAGTTAGGGGTCAGGATGCCGACCAAAGCAATGGTTGACCGATATACAGACAATGCGGCGGTACAATTTGACTTGGAAATTGTTTGTGACCCGTTTATGCCGAACATGATTGTTCTTGAATCGCAAACCGGTGGGCAAATGTATAATCAAAACGGCGGCAATATTGCAACCATTGAAATGGCAAAGGGTGATTCAATCCGCTTGCGATATTATGCCGGACGTTGGACGGTAATTGCACGATATTATTAAAAAGATTATGGAATTAGCAAAAATATTGCCGGATGGCACGGCGGACATTCGCTTTTGTCCGCCGTCCTACGGCGAAAGGATGGCACAATTACGGGAAGCCGGGTTTCTCAACTTTGTGCCGACGGAGCAACCGAAAGTGGACACCGGGTTTGTCGCGGTTGATTCCTTTGATGTCAAGAACGGGTGTGTCGTTCAATCGTGGAAAATCAAGGTTGACCCCGTGGCGGCACAATTCCAAATTGACACACTAAAAGCCGAACTTGCGGCATCAGACTACAAGGTAACAAAGTGTTATGAAGCATCTTTGGTGGGTGATTCATTTCCTTACGACATCGAAGAATTGCACCGGGAAAGGCAATCAATCCGCGATGAGATTAACCGCCTTGAAGCCCTTATCGCCTGACAAGTTATGCTTTATTTATTCAACCGTGTTTCATAGTGAAACACATTAAACTAACTTTGCAACGACTAAATCGAAAACGAAATGGACACAACAAGGTCGGGCGAACAAGTTTCCGCCCAAATCGGCAAAATGGGTGTCGTTGTCCTGACTGATTCCGGCTTTTCCTTGCCGGATGGTCAGTGCTTCAACATCAAAAACGACGGCAACGCCCCGGTCGTGCTATCCGTGCGACTTGCGGGAATGCCGGACGGGGATTTCATCGAAACGCAATTTGATTGCGGGTGGAATCCTGAAATCGTGAAAGAAATCGCGCCAACGTCGTTGGCTAATAATAACTTAAAATGGGGCTTCTAATATGGGTCTTTTAATCGGCGTGGGTAACACAAAACCCACATTCGCTTATGACTATTATTACGGCATCGAATGGGATAAGACCGTTTCAAATCCCATTCCGACCCGTGTCGGCAAAGACGAACTTCACAAATCTTTGCCCGTTCAGTCACTTATGCGACGTTGCGTTTTACGCGACAATGGAATGGTCAACTAC